CGATCGACGGCGACCCGGGTATGCACCCGTACAACGCGATGCTCGACGCGGCGATGTACGACTGGGCGATCCGGACCGGTCAGCGCCGGGTGTTGTACCTGTCGTCGTGCGCGGCCCTCGACGGCCTGGTCGATGACTATGCGGCGACGAAGCTGACCGGTGAGCGGCTGGCCGCGAACGCGCGCGCCGCCGGCGTGCCGGTGACGGTCGTGCGGCCGTACTCCGGATACGGCGAGGATCAGGGCACTGACTGGCCGTTCGGCGCCTTCGCCGCCAGGGCCCGGCGTATCCGCGAGGCATATGTCACGGCGATGAACTCGGACGATGTCGAGTTGTTCGAGATCTGGGGCGACGGTAACCAGGTCCGCGACTGGATCCACGTCGATGACGTGGTCGCCGGCGCGCTGGCGGTTGTCGAGTCCGGTACCGAGGAAGCGGTCAGCCTGTGCACCGGCGTCGGCACGTCGATGTTCGATCTTGCCTGCATGATGTGCGACCCGGCCGGGATTCCGCGCAGGTTCAACTTCCTGGATAAGGGACCCGGCGTCGGCGTCCCGTACCGGGTCGGTGACCCGACGTCGATGCTGCGCTGCTACACGCCGACGGTCGACCTGGCCGCGGGCATCAAACGGGCACTCGGATAGGCGGCCGCCATGACCGACTACGCGACCCTGACCGAGCTGAAGACGCACTTGCGGATCACGAACTCCACCGACGACACGGAGCTGTCGGCGAAGCTGACCGCGGCGTCCCGCCGGGTCGACGGGGACACCGGACGGATCCGGGGTTACGGCCTGGACGTGTCCACGTCCCAGCGGATCTACACCCCCGACCACGAAACGCTGCTCCTCGTCGACGACATCGCCACCGCGACCGCGCTGGTTGTCGAGATCGGCCGCGGCACCGGATGGTCGACGGTCGACTCGAACTCCTACGATCTGCTGCCGCCGAACGCGGTAGCGGACGGCCGGGCGATCGAGGCGATCAAAAGGATCAACGGTTTCTGGCCGCTGTGGGGCATCCACCAGGTGCGGGTGACGGCGACGTTCGGGTGGCCGGCGGTGCCCGACAACATCAAGGCGGCGACGCTGCTGGTTGCCGCGCGGCTGTTCCGGCGCAAGGACTCCCCGGAGGGTGTGAAGGGGTCCACGGATCTCGGCCAGGTGTACGTGTCCCGGTACGACCCGGACTACGACTGGCTGATCAACCGCTACGTCAAGGACGTGAAGTAGATGGACGTCCAGGCGATCGAGCAGGGCCTCGCGAACGCGGCAGCCGCGATCACGGGGCTTCGGTGCTTCCCGACACTGCCGGACTCGATCAACCCGCCGACGTTCGCCCCGGTCGACCTGGGCATCGAATACCACCAGGCATTCCGGGGCCTCACCAATCAGCTGTTCACCTGCGGCGCGTACGTGTCCGCCGGCTATACCGATGCCGGACGTGTCCTGCTCGCTGGCTATATGGCCGAGTCGGGGTCGTCGTCGATCCCGGCGGCGCTGGAGGCGAACAAGACCCTCGGTGGCGTCTGCGGCGACATCATCGTCGAACGGGTCCGTGGCGCGTACCGGCTCTACACGGTCGGAGGGAGCGACTACATGGGTGCGATGTTCGACGTGAGGGTGTGGGCCTGATGACCGTCTACCGGTTCCGATCCGGCAAATCCATGGTGCATCCGCAGTCGGGAATGGCGGTCATGCCGGACCCGGACGACGTGTTCGACGCCGGCGATCTGCTCGTCCAGACCTACCCGGCGGCCTTTGTGGACGCCGATGAGCCGGCCGACGACGAAGAACCCGGAGATGAGTCATGACGACGCTGGCACCGCTGGCACTGAAGGACGCCAGGATCTACTACGCGACCCTCGACGCCACCGGCTTCGCTAACAAGATCAGCCTCGACGATGAGTACGAGGACCTCGACAAGACGACATTCGGGTCCGGCGGCGCCCGCGAGCGTGTCTCCGGCCTCGCGGACATGGCGGCTGGTGCGACGATCTTCTGGCAGGCCGGTGACCTGTCGTATCCCGATGACGTGTTCTGGGCGAACCTCGGGGCGAATACGCAGCCGCTGACGGTGTGCCCGACCGCGGGCACGGTCGGCTCGGTCGCCTACCTGACGAAGGTGTTCCAGCCGTCGTGGAAGCCCGGCGGCGACATCGGGAAGCTCCTGGCCGCCGATGTGACGTGGTCGGGGAACCAGCCGCTGGCGCGCGGGGCGATCCTGCATCCGCAGGGCACCGCCCGGACGGCGACGGGCAACGGCACCGGCGTTCAGGTCGGCGCGATCCTCGCAGCCCAGTCCCTGTACGCGAACCTGCACGTGTTCTCCGTCGGTGCCGGCGCCCAGTCGCTGACCGTGAAACTCCAGTCGAGCGTGGACAACACGTTCGGGTCTCCGACTGATCGGGTCACGTTCACGGCCGCGACCGGTCTGACCGCCGAGTGCAAGTCGGTGGCCGGCGCGGTCACGGACACGTGGTGGCGGGTGGTCTACACGATCACCGGGTCGACGCCGTCGTTCCTGTTCGCGGTATCCGCCGGGGTCGCATAGCACGTAACAGCAGTTCAGCAACCGTTGACCAGGCCGCCTGAGGGGCGGTTTTTTCATGCCCCGAGGAGGGCTCCATGGCTCTGGTACCCACCGTCCTGAAGAACGCCTACATCTTCATCAACTCGACTGACCTGTCGGCCTTCGCGAAAAAGATCACGATCAACACCGAGTACGAGGATCTCGACACGACGACGTTCGGGCAGACGGCCCACACCCGTGTCGGTGGCCTCGAGGACGGCTCGATCGACATCGACTGGATCAACGACTACACCGCGGCGACCGGTCTCGACGCGATCATGTGGCCGCTGCGCGGCACGGTCGTCGCGTTCCAGATCCAGCCCGTCGCCGGATCGGTCACGACCGCGAACCCGAAATTCACCGGCAGCATCCTGATCAATAAATGGACGGGTGTCGGCGGTGACGTCGGCAAACTCGCCGAGGCGTCATCGAGCTTCCCGACCTCGGGGGCGACGACCCGCGGCACGTCCTGATGGCCGTAGTCGAGATCACCGGTGACGGGCGGGAACTGCAGGCCCTCGCCCGCCTGATGCGCAAGGAATCCGACGGCGCAGCGCTGCGCAAGGACCTCGCCGCCAACCTCCGCGTCGCCGTCGAGCCCGGTGTCTCGGCAGTCCAGGGCCGTCTGCGGTCCATCCCGCACACTTCGGCCGCCGAGCCGAGCCCCGCCATGGGCACGTATCTCGCCGCCCGGGTGAAGCCGCAGGTCCGCTTCAGCGGCCGCAAAACCGGTGTCGCGATCCGGATCGCGAAGACGCCGAGGCTGCGCGGTTTCGCGTTCGCGTCCCGGCGCCTCGACCGCGGCTCGTGGCGGCATCCGGTGTTCGGCCACGACGTGTGGGTCGAGCAGCAAAGCCCTATCCCCGGCTACTTCGAGGACACCCTCGCCGAGGGCCGCGAACGCTACCGGGCCGCGGTCCTCGAGGCCCTGTCGAAGATGAGCCGGCGCCTGACTGCCCGCCAGTTCCTGCGCGGGCACCCATAGAAACGCCCGGCGGTGCGTCAGGGAGCGTGCCGCCGGGTCTCCCTGATCCTCCCTGAGGAGAACCGATGATCGTCACCTATACGCCCGAGGACAACCCGGCCGACAAGCAGACGTGGGATTTCAACCCGAAGCGTCTGCGGGTGTCGCAGCAGACGGCGCTGGAGGAGCAGTACCACGCCCCCTGGGCCGACTTCTATGTCGCGGTGCTCAAGGACGAGGCCCGGGCCCGCCGGGTCCTGCTGTGGTACCTGCTGACCCAGGTGCATCCGAAGCTCGCGTTCCGCGATACCCCTGACTTCTATCAGGAGGAACTCGTGGTCGAGCAGACGTCGACGGAACTCGCCGATATGCACGACGAGGCCGTGGCCGCGGTGCCGGAGCACCTTCGCGGCCAGTTCGAGGCGGTGTTCGCCGCGCAGGTCGCCGAGGCCCGCGAGCGTGAGGGCCTGTCGCCGGATCCCGGTGTCGTCGCCGGCGAGCTGGTGGAGGGAAAAGAGATCCGACCGCGCAGGAGCTCGCCGACCGGCACTGGATGAACTTCGCCGCCCAGCTCCACATTCGGCCGTGGGAGATCGGTGACCTGACCTCGGCCCAGTTCTATGCGGCGATCGCCGAATTCGACCGGCAGGCCAACGAAAAATCCTGAATAGAGACGGGGGTGCCGCGTGTCCGACACCTCCGTTCTGTATTCGATCCTGGCCATCGACCGCTCCGGAGGTGCCCTCGGCTCGTTCGGGTCGAAGCTGACGAAGGTCGGCCTGGTCGCGTCGGCGGCGTTCCTGGCCATCGGGGCCAAAGCCACCATGATGGCCGCGAACTTCCAGACCCAGATGAACCGGGTACAGACCGGTGCCGGCGAGTTCAGCGGCAACATGAAGATGGTCGGCAACGGTGTGCTGTCCATGGCCGGCCTGGTGGGGCAGTCGACGACGTCGCTGACATCGGCCCTGTACACGGTCGAGTCGGCCGGCTACCACGGCGCCGAGGCGCTGACGGTCCTGAAAAACGCGGCCGAGGGTGCGAAGGTCGGCAACGCCGAGCTCGCCACCGTCGGCGACGCCGTCACCACCGGCCTCAACGCCTACCACCTGTCCGCGAGCAAAGCCGTCCAGGTCACAAACGCGCTCATCGGCGCCGAGGCCCAGGGCAAGACGAACATGGAAGCCCTCGCCGGGTCTCTGGCCACCGTCCTGCCGACCGCCGCGGCCGCGCACGTCGGCCTCAACGAGGTCCTGGGCGCCATGTCGACGATGACCGCCGAAGGCACCCCGGCCGCCCAGGCGGCCACATACCTGCGGCAGACGATCGCCATGCTGGAAAACCCGTCGGCGAAGGCGACCGACGAAATGAAATCACTCGGCCTCAACGCGATCACGGTGGCGCAGAACCTCGGGAAGAACGGTCTCGCGTCCACGCTGACGATGCTCACCACCGCGATCACGGCGAAGATGGGCCCGGCCGGCACCGTCCTGATCGACAAGCTGCAGTCGGCGTCGAAGAACACGACCGCGTTCCAGAAAGTCCTCGCCAACCTGAACCCGACCCAGCAGACCTACGTCGGCGCCCTGGCGACGATGGTCGGCGGCACCAAGTCGATGCAGGGCGCCCTGGAACTCACCGGCTCGAACATGAAGACGTTCCAGGCGAACACGGCCGCGGTCGCCAAACACGTCAAGGACGGCGGCAGCCAGATCGAGGGCTGGTCGCTGGTACAGAAGTCGTTCAACCAGAAACTCGCCGAGGGCAAGGGCCTCATCGAGGCCTACGGGATCAAACTCGGCCAGGTCCTGCTGCCGTACGCGACGAAGGCCCTCGACGTGACGATGCAGTTCGTCGGCTGGCTCGCCAAGAACAAAACCGTCGTCAAGGACGTCGCGATCGCGGTCGGCCTGATCGTCGCCGCGTTCGAGCTGTACAAACTGACGGTCCTCGCGATCGAGCTGCCGATGAAGATCTGGCTCGGCCTGCAGACACTCCTCGACGCGGCCATGGACGCCAACCCGATCGGCCTGATCGTCATCGCGGTCGCGGCACTCGCCGCCGGCATCTACTACCTGTGGACCCACAGCGCCGGATTCCGGAACTTCTTCATCGGCATGTGGCACGACATATGGGGATTCCTCAAGACCGTCGGTGCCTGGTTCGCCGGCCCGTTCGCCGGATTCTTCGTCGCGGCCTGGCAGCACATCCGCTCCTGGGGCCTCGCGATCTGGGGCTTCCTGAAAGCGGTCGGTGCCTGGTTCGCCGGCCCGTTCGTCGACTTCTTCGTCCAGGCCTGGCACGACATCGCGGCGCCGGCCCTGTGGCTGTGGCACAACATCCTCGACCCGCTGTGGCGGGCAACCGTCGCCAGCGTCAAGTTCGTGATGCGGATCCTCACATCGCTCGCGAACCTGTGGCGCGACCTCGTCGGCATGGCGATCCAGGCCGTATGGGTGACGGTCATCAGACCCGTGTTCGACGCGTTCGCCGCCGCCGGCCTGTGGCTGTGGAACACAATCCTGAAGCCGACCTTCGACCTGGTCATATCAGGCCTGAAACTCCTCGGCGGCTGGTTCATGTGGATCTACCACGACATCGTGATGCCGGTCTGGAACCTCATCGGCGCCGCCATCTCGTGGCTGTACCACAGCGTGATCCTGCCGATCGGATTCCTCGAAATCAAGATCATCAAGGATGTCGGTGCCGGATTCGCGTGGCTGTGGCACACCGCGGTCGAACCCGCCGTCCACGGTATCGCGGCCGCGGCCCTGTGGGTGTGGCACAACATCCTCGACCCGGCCTGGAACGGCATCAAGAAAGGCGTCTCCGCCGTCGGATCCACCTTCAAATCGGTGTTCGGCGCGGTCGGCGGCTTCATCTCCGGCGCCTTCTCCGCCGCGGTCGGATTCGTCAAAAGCGCGATCAACACGATCATCGACCTGGTCAACGGCGCCATCGGCGGCATCGACAGCATCATCACCAAGGCCAACAGCCTGCCCGGCGTGAACCTGCCGAAGCTGCCGAAGATCCCGCACCTCGCCGCCGGCGGCATCGTCCACGCCCGGCCCGGCGGCACCCTCGCCGTCCTCGGCGAAGCCGGCCGCGACGAGATGGTCACCCCGCTGTCCGGATCCGGCCGGGCCGCCGGCGGACCGCAGCGCACCGTCGTCGAATTCCGGGCAGCCCCCGGCGACCAGGTCGCCGAGATGCTCCTGGCGCTCCTGCGTCCCGTCATCCGCGGCCCGTACGGCGGCAGCGTCGACGACGCCCTCGCCGGCTTCCGCTAACCCACCAGATCGGGGATCCGCTGTGCACCGCTACAAGATTTTCAACGCGCCGATGCAGACCACGGCCGCGCTCGCGAAGGTCACGACCGGCACGGCGATCAAGACGATGCTGCAGATCGCGACCCCGGCGACCCGGCAGTGCCAGCTGATCTCCTGGGGCTACGAACTCGACGCCGTCCCCGGATCCACCGGCGGCATCATCGAGCTGATCCAGACCGATGTCGCCGCGACTGTGACCGCGCACGTCGCCTCCGGAGTCCAGCCCCTGGATCCGAACGCGCCGGCGTCGCTGATGACCCTCGGCACCGCGGCGACCGGATACACCGCGACCGTCGAGGGCACCGTCGCCGCGGTGCGGACGTTCGACGCGAACTTCGCCATTCCGACCGCCGGCGCGGCACCGGTGTCCTACGACTACCAGTTCATGCCCGACGAGCGGCCGATCATCGCCGTGTCGAAGTTCCTGCGCGTGCGGGTGACGTTCGCGGCCGCGGTCAACATGCTGTGCTGGGTGACGTATGACGAGTGACCTGTGCCGGCCGGATCGGTAGCGGCCCGGGCGGCGTCGTGGGGACTGCGGTCCCGGAACCTGCCCGGCCCGCAGTACGGTGCGTCGCTGGGTGGCATGCCGTTCATGACCGGGATCTTCGGGCCGACCGCCCGGATCTGGGTCGAGTTCGCGTTCGGTGCCGACCCCAACGGCCTGCCGGACTTCTGGTCGTGGACGGATGTCACAGCCGACGTCATGTACGCCACCCGGGTCGCGATCTCGCTGGGCCGCGGCGACGAAACATCGAAGGCCGCCGCGGCCGGCCTCGGGTTCACGCTCCTCAACAGCCACGCTGCGTACTCGGCGTACAACCCGGCGTCGATGTACTACCCGAACGTGCGCCGCAACACGCCGGTACGTGTGCGCGTGGACCTCGGCTCCGGCCCGACCGTCCTGTATGTCGGTAACACGGTCGGGTTCACACCCGGCTGGGACACCTCCGCGAAACTCGCGATCGTGTCCGTCACCGCGGGCGGCACCCTGCGCCGCCTCGGCCAGGGCAAGACACCCCTGCGCTCCGCGTCATACCGGGCGATCACCACCACGGCCATAGCCCCGTACGCGTACTGGACGATGGAGGACGGGAGCACCGCCGTGAACTTCGCCTCCACGATCGCCGGCGTCGCCGCGCTCGCTATCACCGGCACGGTCGGGATCGGCGCCGCCGCCGGCCCCGGCACGGCGGCGTCCGCTGACTTCTCCGGCGGCGGCTCCGTGGCCGCCGCGCTGCCCGTCCCCGCCGGGACCGCGTCCGCGTGGCGGGTCGCGCTGTCGTTCTCGTCGTCGGTCGCGTCCGGGGACTTCGTGCCGCTGCACATTGAGACGGCCACCGGCACCGTGTGGGAGGTCGAGATCGACACGACCAGCTCCAACGGGCCGACGATCCACGTCGGCACGGAGGCACCCGGCCTGGTCTCGAACTCGGTCTCCTACACGCACTCCGGTGGCGCGTGGGCCGCCGGCACGTGGCATTCGATCATCCTCGACGGGGTCCAGACCGGCGCCGACATGGGCTTCACGATGACCGTCGACGGCTCCCCGTTCGTCGACCCGTCCGCGTTCACCGCCCAGCAGCTCGGCGCGATCACCTCGATCGTCGTCAACCCGGCCACGCCGGCGTTCCTGACGAAAACGTCGTCGGCGTTCCTGGCCGCGCACCTGGCGGTGTGGGCCTCGAACCCGTCCGACAACCTGTGGTCCCCGGCCGCCGGCTGGGCCGGTGAAACCGCCGACGAGCGCCTGATCCGGCTCTGCGCCGAGGAAAGCATCCCGTTCACGATCACCGGAACATCGACGATGGCGATGGGTGCGCAGCCTGTTGCCGCGATACTCGACGTCCTGCGTGAGTGCGAAACCGCCGATGGCGGTGTCCTCTACGACGGCTTCACCGCGGGCCTCGCCTACACCTGCCGCACCGCCCGCTACAACCTCACCGCGGCCCTGACCGTCGACGTCGCCCTGGGGCAGCTGTCGACGCCGTTCGCGCCCGTCGACGACGACCAGCGCAACCGCAACGATGTTACCGTCTCCCGCACCGGCGGCGCCACCGCCCGCTACATCGCCACCACCGGGCCGCTCGGCACCGACACCATCGGCACCTACGACACGTCGGTACAGGTCAACACCTCCGACGACACCCCTCTGCTGAACATCGCCGGCTGGAACGCCCACCTCGGCACCGTCCAAGGCCTGCGCTACCCGACGCTGCCGCTCGACTTCACTGCCACCCCTACGCTCGCCCAGAAATGGCTCGACGCCCCGAACATCTCCTACCGGGCCGACGTCGTCAACATCGACCAGAAAGCCACCCAGCACCCGCCCGACGACGTCGCCCTGATCGTCGAGGGCTACACGATGACCCTCGACACCAACCGGTGGACCGCGACCGCAGCCTGCTCCCAGTACGCGCCATGGCAGGTCGGCGCCCTCGACGACCCGGTCCTCGGGCACCTCGACACCGCCGGCTGCGTCATCGCCGCCGGCGGCTGGGACGGCACCTCCGCGACCTTCGCCGTTACGACGACGACCGGGCCGCTGTGGACGACCAGCGGCGCCGACTACCCGTTCGACCTCAACGTCGGCGGCCAGCGGGTCACCGTGTCCGGCTGCACCGGGGCGTCGAACCCGCAGACGTTCACCGTGTCCGTGGCGTCCGTCAACGGCGTGGCCAAGTTCCATTCGCCCGGCGATGCCCTGTCGCTGTGGTCCCCGCTGATCCTGGCCCTGTGAGGACACGCCCATGACGTCGATCTACGCGTTCACCGCCGGCCAGGCCCTCACCGCCCTGGCGCTCAACAACGCGATCAACAACATCATGCCCGTGACCGCGATCAAAGTCTCCGACACCACCCGCAGCAGCACCACCACGTTCGCCGACGACCCGGACCTCACCGTTCCGGTCGCCGCGAACATCAACTACTACGTGGACGCGATGCTGCTCTACGACACCGCCGCGACACCGCTGATCAAGTTCCAGCTGACCGTACCGTCCGGCGCCACCCGCTACTGGGTCTTCAACGGCCTGGCCACAAGCGTGACCGCCACGGGCGACGGCGTCGTCCGGCTCAGCGACAAGGTCAACGCCCTCGGCACCGCCGGTGCCGGAAGCATCACCGGCGCACCACTGCGCGGCACCGTCCTCAACGGTTCCACCGCCGGATTCGCAACCCTGCAGTGGGCACAGAACGTGTCCAACGCGGCGAACACGATCCTCAAGGCCGGATCGTGGCTCAGGCTCATCCCACAGCCCGCATAGGAGGAGACATCGTATGACCTGGTCCCTGGCCGTCGACGCCTCCTACGACATGCCCGACCCGGCCGCGGCCGCCGCCGCGAACATCGCCGTCATCATGGGCTACCTGTCCGACACCCCCGGCAAAGGCCTCACCGCCGCCTACATCCAGCGCGCCGCCGCCGCCGGCGTGAAACTACTACCGCTGTACGAGACAACCTCGAGGATGGCCCTCGCTGGCCGCACCGGCGGCATCACCGCGGCGAATACCGCGACCGCGATCGGCCGTCGCCTCGGCCTGCCCCCCGATGTGCCGATCATCTACGCCCTCGACAGCAACTACACCGACACCGAGATGGCCGGGCCCGTGTCCGCGTTCGTCGACGGCCTCCACGCGGTCGCCGGACTAGACGGCGAATACGGCGGCTACAACCAGCTCGGCTGGCTCGTCGCCCACCAGCAAGACGTCGGGCGCCTGTTCCAGACCTACGCCTGGTCCGCCGGCCGCTGGCTACCGTCCGCGCAGGCGCCGATCGAGCAGTACCACAACGGCGTCGCGCTCGCCGGCGGCACCGTCGACCTGTGCCGCATCGACCTATCCGCAATCACAGCCTGGAACCCGGGAGACGCTATGGGATTCACCGCCGACGACCTCGACGTGATGCTCCACACCGACGGCAAGTTCCGCAACTTCCCGTCACGGTTCGACGTGAAGACGAACCTATGGATCACCCTGGAATCCGCGATCACGGAAACCTACGAGATGGCCAACACCGCCAACGTCAACGCGCTCGCTGCGATCGCCGCGGTGAAGGCGATCGCCAGCCCGGCGGTCATCGCCGCAGCCGTTCTCGCCGAGCTGCCGGCCCCGGCGACCGGTGGCCTGACCGGGACCGACGTCGAGGCGGCCGTACACGCCGCACTCGGCAAGCTCGGTATCGCGGTGACCGTGGCGCCATGACGGTCCTTGCGGCGGCCAGCGCCTCGGCCGAACACACCCAGACGCTCCTCGCGATCGTCATCTCCGCGATCGGCATCGTGACCGCGATCCTCGGCGTCGGCCGCTGGGTCGTGAGGCGCTACCTCGAGCCGAACCGGCGAATGGTCGAGGAGTGGACAGGAGACCCAGGGCAACCGGCGAAGGGCATCCAGCCGCGCCCGGGTGCCCTAGAGCGGATCACCGCGCTGGAGTCGGCCGTGGGCACCGTACGCGGAGCCGTCACCCGTAACGGCGGCTCATCCATGGCCGACGCCGTCGCCCGCGTCGAAGCCAACCAAGGGGTAACCCCGACATGACACCCAAGATCAAAAAGTATGCGAAGGCGATCGTCGGCGCCCTCGGCATCCTCTTGACCGTCGCCTCCGCCTGGTACGGGCCAGCTGGCACCATCGGCCAGCTGATCACCCTCGCGCTCGCCGCCGGCACCACGTTCGGCATCTGGCGCGTACCGAACACCGCCGCGGCCGAGCTCGCCGGCGCGATCGACGCGCTCAAGGCGCAGCAGGTACGACGGCACGGGGCCAAGCCGTAATGGCGTCCCCCGGCCGCATCGAGGTCGTCATCCTCACCGTTCCGGCGGGCGAGTGGCACCGCCTCGACGACAGACTCGCCCGCATCGAGCGGGCGCTGGGAATCACCGAAAGAGAGCTGAGGAACGACATGTCTGAGATCGACGACAAGCTCGCCGCCGAAGGCGCCGCATTGACCGCGCTGGAGGCCGATGAGGCCCGCGAACTCGCGGACCTGCAGGCGCTGAAGGACGCGGGTCAGACATTGACCGCGGACCAGGAGGCGAGGTTCGACTCGCTGACCGCCCGGATCACTGCCGCGGACGCGGCGATCGACACGGCTGACCCGGCACCGGCCCCGCCGACGGCCTGAGGCCCGTAACAGCCGAGCCACCCCGGCCGCGCGAGGCGGCCCGGGGTGGCTCACCGCCATCTACCCAGAGAGCAGGCATCATGATCCCCACCATCGGACGTATCGTTCATTACACGCTCGGCCAGCAGGACGCCGACGTGATCAACCAGCGCCGCTCCGACTTCAACGCGCATGCCCGCGCGAACATCCCGGAGCCCGGTGTTGTCGTCAGTCCCGGCGCGGCCGGCCGTACGGGCCACGTCGGGCACGTCGGCAACAGTGCCAGCGCCGGCGACGTCTTTCCAGCGACCATTGTCCGTGTCTGGGGCGACAAGCCCGAGTCGGCCGTCAATCTGCAGGTGCACCTCGACGGCAATGACACGTTCTGGGCGACCTCCGCGAGCGTCGGCGAAGGTCCGTACCACTACGCATGGCCTGCGCGGGTCTGATGACCACCCAGGCGCTACCGGACGGCCCGCACAGCATGGGGTTCGTCAACGATGACGGCTCGTCCGTCGATATCACCTACACGTACACGCCGCCACCGCCGGCCGTGCGGACACTGGTCGGCGGAACGCCGCGTGGCGCCTCGACCGCGGCCGGCGTGTCCGCGATGGACAAGACCTACGGCGCCAAGACGTCCGTGGTGCGGTTGTTCAGTACTGGCGACCCCGTCGCGGTACCGGTGACGGATCGCAAGGTCGTCGGCTCGTTTAACACCCTGCCGGCCGATCTCGGCGCCGTGGCGGCCATCCTGGCCGGATACTGGCGCAAGTCACTGCGGCACGAGATCGATAAGGCCGCCAAGGACAACGACGCGGTGCGGCTGCAGTGGCAGGCCCAGATGGGTTCACTCGTCAGGGCCGGTGTCCAGGGACTGCAGGTCTGCGTGACCGCCGACTGCTTCGTTAACCCGGACAAGGACCCGACACGGTTCCTCGTCGACGGGGTAACCCACTGGTCGGTCGACTTCGACGGAATCTCCCCGTCCGCTACTAGCATCGCCTACCACGACTACTCCCACGAACTCGCCGCCGTCGTCGCGTTCGGCCAGAAATACGGGCTGACCATGAGCGTCGGCGAGTTCGGTGCCAACCGCGGCGCCTTCGACCCCGCCGGCACGGCGCGGGCATTATGGGCGCTGCACTGGGCTACCCAGTTCCAGGCCGCCGCACTCGAGTCGGTGTGCTTCTGGGAGCAGACCTCGACGCTGGCGTCGACCTGGTCGACGGACGCCGAGATCGCGACACTACGGGCACTGTTCGTACTCGCCGCATAGGATCGGCTGCAAGCTCCTCTAGCCACGAACCCGGGATCGGCTCCGGGCGTGCGGTCCGAGCGGATACGGACAAGAAACGGCCCCGGCCTCTCACGAGGTCCGGGGCCGTTTCTTGCGTGCTACGGCGCGTGGTGCTTCGAGTTGAACTTCGAGATCCACTTCCGTGCTTTCGCCTCCATCTTCTTGGCATTATGCTCGGCCACGATCTCAACACCGTTCGTGCACGTGACGATGATGAAGATGCTGGTCGTGTTCTTCTTCATCAGCAGACCGATCGGCCCGAACGCGGCGATGCGGGTAGCCGTGAACCGGGCGCTGTCGGCGCCGTGGACGACCTCGGCCCGGGCGCCGGCGACCGGCCCGGCTATGGACCGCTCGGAGAACTTCTTCGCTGAGATCTGGCCATCGTGGATTGTGAAGCCCATCAGCGCGGTCTCGCTGCGTTCGGCGGCAGCGTTCATTGATTCGACGAATCCCATTCGGCGACGGTACGTCCTGGCGCCTCGCAGGGGAGTCGGCCGTTAGATCGACCCGGAAAGATACACGACCTTTGTTCGAGTCTCATATGTACTATTCATGTCTGTCGATCTTTTAAGCGCCCAGTCCGGGCGCCCGTGGCGTCTAGATCGAGTAGTTGGCTTCGATGGTCTCGATCGCCAGGGTGGCCGGCTCGCCGTACTCGCTGGCGTCGTCCAGGTCGCAGATGAAGTCTTCGGCTGCGTCGCCGCCGGTCTTGTGGAGGATGTCCAGGACGTCGGCGAGGGTGGCGACCCATCCGGCCCGGACGATCTCGACCAGTTCCAGGTAGAGGGCGCGGTGTCCGAGGACTACGGCCTGCTCTTCGAGGTAGATGGCCTCGTCGAGGTCTTCGATCGTCTGGGTGGTTCCCGCGTTGTCCATACTGTAATTATAGCGCTAGTACTACTGATAGCACAAGTGATACGGCTAGTACTTTCGGTCAGAATATACTAGCGCTAGTACTATGAATGGGAGCGCTCCCATTCATAGTACTACTGATAGCATTAGCGTCATGAGCAGACTGGACGAACTCGGCGCACGCCACAAGGCGGCGCTTGCCGAAATCGCAGCGATCAAAGACGACCTTCACGCCGAGATGCGCAAGGAACGCGCCGCGGGCGCCACGCAGAGCGACATCATGATCCGCAGCGGATACAAGACGATCCAGCAGGTACGAGTGATCACTGGTGAGGCGACGACGCCGTCCAGACGGGCATCGGCAATCGTCACAAATACATAGGTTTGTTAACAATTACGGTATCCCATACACACGGATCCGGCCGCCATCGATGGCGGCCGGATCCTTAGTACGCCGTCGCGGTTAGCGGCGGATGTTCATGATCTGGGTGAAGCGGTCACCGCTGAGCATCTTCGGCAGCACGACGACCGCGCCGGCCACGACGAGGACGCCCAGGACGAGCGTGCCGATCGCGGCCGCGGCGGACACGATCGCGAGCACCATCCAGCCGCAGACGCCGACGAGCGCCGTTGCCGACAGCAGGATGCCGATGTACCAGCCGGGGTGGTGTCCGCGGCGCGGGCCGGGCAGGCTCTCACCAGCGATCTCCACCCGGCGCCGGATCTTCACCGAGATGACGCCCCGGCTCTCGACGACCGCGCCGGCGCGGCTGACGAGCTGGCCCGCCCGGTCGAGGCGCTGCAGCTCGGCCTCGACGGCATCGCGGCGGCCGGACAGGATCTGCTCCTCCCACTCGACGCGGGCCGGGCGGTACGGCTGTAGTTCGGCCATTGTCAGTCCTTACGGGTGAGTCGGTTGATGGCGCGGCGCTCGGGCCGCAGTGGCCGGTTGCCGCTGCAGCGCGGGCAGGAGCGGAAGTGCTGCCCGGACCGATCGGCGAGGACGCCGGCGCCGTGGCATCGCCGGCACCGTCCGAGCGGGAACCGGAACACGCCGCCGAGCCGGACGGCGAGCAGCACGACGGCGGCGACGGCGAGGAGGCACAGGACGACGTGGATGTTGTGGGCGTGCTGGGCGGGTGTCATGACACCTTCTCCGATTCGGCCCAGATGATCAGGTCCCCGCGGCGGTACAGGGCCGTCTGCATGCCGCGTTTGCCGACGACGGCCGGCACCGGCCGTCCGGCCTTCCGTGCCCGTAGCATCCGCATCTTCACGGCGTCTTTGCCCCACGGCAGGACGCCTTCGGCGATCGCCTCGCGGATCGTGATCGGCTCAGCGAGGGGGTCGACCGTGTTACCGGTTTCCCCGCCGTTACCGGTGACAGTGCTGCTCAAGCCGCTATCAGGGTCTTCTGCGCGACCGGTAACGGGCGCTGCGATCGCACGTGCCTGCGCACCCGTCAGGTAACACACCTGGACCTCGACCGCCGTGCCGCCGATGACGACCTGCCACCGTCCGAGGGTCCGTGAAGCGCGCGGCTGCGCGGCCTCGGGGACGAGCATCTTCCACGCGTTCGAGGTGAACCGTGCGAGGAACCGGATGCCGAAGTTCTCGCGCGCCTCCGGGCCGCCGATCGCCCGGGCGGTCAGCATCTGCGCGATCGCGAGGGCGTTGATTTTCGCCGCGCGTCCCATGAACAGAATCTCGGCGAGGCTCGTCACGCCCGGCGACTTCTTCGGGTCGGACTTCTCCCGAATGTCGGCCCAGTACGTCATGAGCTGCCCGATCGTCGCGTTGAGCTCCTCGACGATGACGAGATGCCGTACGCCCGGGTCCCAGTCCTCCGGCTCGTCGAGCGCATCGGTGTTGCGCTGGTCGGCGAGACCGGCGAGGCGGATCAGCGCGTTGTGCATCGCGGCCGGCTTGGTGCAGTAGTCGACTCCCGGTAGGCCGAGGGCCCACCGGTGGCTGCCCTTGCGGTCGAGGATCGTGACGCGGCCGCCGCGGGCGAGGACCTGGACGGCGAGGAGCTGCGCGAGCACGGACTTGCCGGCGCCGGATCCGGCGGACACGGCGATGTGTGGCGAGTCGTCTTTCAGGCTGATCGTCACCGCGGTGTTGCCGGGGCCCTGGCCGATGTAGAACTCCCATTCGGCGAGGCGTGGCATCGCCGCGACGAGTTCGTCGTAGCCGACCTGTGACGGCGGCCGCTTCCGTACGACCCAGGTGCCGGTGACTTTCGCGCCGACCTGGTCCCACGTCTCGACGAGATCGGAGACGGGCAGCTTGCTGGTGATGATCGACGAGATCAGCTTGCGCTGCTCCGCGGTCAGGTACGGCGTCGACGCCGTCAGCTCGATCCGCGGGCCCGGCTTCTCCCCCGGCCGGCGGACCGCCGCGGCGACCCGCGACGTCACCGGTATCGCGATGCGCTGCAGCAGCCACAGGCCGCGCATCGCCCGGTCCGCCGGCCACCGCAGTACCGGCTCGACGTGTTCGCCGTAGACGCGGCGCAGGTGCCGCTCGGCCGGGCTGAGTGGCTTCGCCAGCCGCGGCGTGAGGTTCCCGAGGCCCGGGTCGACGTGAAGCTTCACGGGTACGCCCCCGAGCGGGGCGGTGACCGCCGCGAGGGTCGGGGCGATGTATTCGCGCCGGAACCGGCGCCGCAGCAGCCGCCGGCGGACCCCGACGACGGCGACAATGCCGGCCATCGTGGCGGCGACTGCGGCGTTGTGCGGCTCGGCCGCGGCGAGCACGGTGGCGGCGGGGATCGCCACCCGGGCGATCTGGCGCTGCCAGCCCGCCAGCCGGCCCGCGCCGGGTCGAAGGTACGGATAGCCGGCGCGGCCGTCGAGCGGCCGGCCGGCCAGATAGCGGTAGGCAACGGTCTTCCAGGTCATACTGTGGTCTCCCGATGTGCTGCGAGGTACGGAGGGGACCGGCGCGCGGCCGAGGTTCCTAGGCCGGCAGGCCGCGCGCCGGGCGCATCTAGGACTGGTCTGCCTTCGCGGCCTGCGCGTTACTGGCGTTGCGGCGGTCGACCGCGTCCTTCGAGAACATCGATCCGGTCGCGGCTTTCTGCGCTCGGCGGGTCAAGTCAGCCATCTGCTTGTCGGTGATGGTGTTGTTCTCGGTCATGTGGATCTCCTTCCGTCAGGCCGACGTAGTCGTCGGCTGGTCTTTGTGGACCAGATGCGCGAGTGCGGATCCGGCGAAGACGACAGCGACCGGTAGCGCGGACACGGCGGTCGTGACCTCCCACGGCGCGCGGGTCATGTGTGCGGCCGCCATCAGGTGGTAGGCGATCTGGCCACCGGCGCCGAGGACCAGCGCGGCGACCGATGTCCGGCGGGCGAACTTACGGGCGCGGTCGGACACCCAGGGGGACAACCAGACGCGGATCGCGTACGCGGCATAGACCTCGACCCCGATCGGGAGCGTGATCGCTGTGTTCAGCTGGATCCCGTCATCGATGCCCGGGAACGGATGCACGATCCCGAATCCGGTGAGGCCGCCGAGGCCGACCCAGCCGGACCAGATCGCCACGAACGCCGGCAGCGCGATCAGGATCAGCGGCCAGGAACGGACCCGCCGTGCGCGGCGGTGCGGCTTCGGGACACCCACCGGCTCGGCCGGTTGTCCCGGCTGGTCGGGCCGGGTATAGGTGGCCGGCATGGGGTAGGTAGCCGGCGCTCCACCGGATACCGGGACATCCGGGTGTCTGGTGATGAGCTGTTCGCGGATCCTGTTCGCTCGCGGGACGCCGACGTGAAGTTTTTGCATCAGCACGTTGCGGCTGGGGATACATCCGAGCGTGTCGGTCAGGGCCTCGGCCGCAGTGAGGAGCGGGTCCGGGTCGGCGTTGAGGTCGGTCAGGACAACCAGTTGTCCGGTGTCCTCTGTGAGGACGGTCGATGAGGTCATGCCGTCAATCTAATGCCACCCATAGTATTTTCACAAGGGGTGGCATTGCGCGCTCACGAACCCACCCCTTACGCTCTCGTTACCACGCCATTAAGATCACGGAATGGAGAACCCCTTGGCTGACATCGAACGGATCGGGGCGATCGCCGATCCAGCCGAGCGGGCCATCGAGATCGGCCGGGTGCTCAACGCACTCCCGGACATCCAGGCTCAGCTGAAGGCGATGCGCCGGGCAGCCGTTGAGCAGATGCATGCGAGCGGGATGACGTACGAGAAGATCGCCGAGCGTCTCCACGTCGAGCCGGCCCGCGCCTGGCAGATCGGCAACGGTAAGTAGCCATACCCGGGTGTCCCGGCTCTGGCCCGCCGTCTAGCTAGGGATGTAACCGCCTCGGTGGCTCGGCCTCCGGATCGGGATCCTCGCCATGGCTGACGGCGTCCTCATCCATCCAGGCGCGTTCTTCGGCGATCCGCTCCGCGTGTTCCTCGGTGCGCCGCTCAACCAGCTCGCGTTCCTCGGCGGTCGACTTCCGTGGCTTCGTCATACGAGCATCTCCCATGGCATCGCGCCCTTGGCGGCGTACAGACGCAGCTCGTCCAGCTCCTCCGACCGGTAACCGGCCGGGACGACGAAGAGGATGTCGCGGACTGCTACCCCGATTATCCGCGCATCCTGCCCGCTCGTGCGGATCGCCTCCAACGCGTACCGGATCCCGCCGGTGACATCGCCGGCGGCGACCTGGGCGCGGGCCCAGTACATGCGGGCCTCGACCAGCCACACCGGCGCAGACCGCAACATCCGCTCCGCTTGGTTGAACACCTCGTACGCGTCGTCTATCGGCGCGGTGCGGCACTCGAAGAACGTCCGGACGCTCCATGTCCGCTGAACCGGGCCGGCGATCGCGTCCGCGTCCGCGAGCTCGCCGGCGACGTTCTCCATCCCGATGATCGCCGTGCGGCCCTTCGCAAGGTCGCCGGTTAGGGCCCACGCATGGGCTAAGGCCGAGTTCGCCTCGAGCACACCGCGGGTCGCGGTCCGTGACAACGCCAGCGTTTTCTCCGCGGCCGCGATCGTCTCGCTGAGCGTCGCTCCTTCATAGACCTCGCGGGATGCGGTCCGGCCGATCATGTAGGTCGTCAGTTCGAGGTCGGTACTGCGGTCGGCCAGCATGATCGACGTCTTGTACCAGCCGTGCGCCGCGACGATCCGGCTCTGGTTACCGAGCCACAGGCCGTAGAGATGCGAAAGCTCGGCGGCCGCCCGCAGCATGGTCTTGTCGTCGCCACCGGCGTCGACCACCAGATAATGCGCGAGCGTCACTTCCGTGAGCAGCGACTCCCCGTACTCCGCCGATGGCTCCTGGACCAGGCGCCGCCGGTAGGTGTCGACGATCGAGTCCCAGTCGTGGGGTTCACCGATTGCCTCTAGCAGTCCGGCTTGGACCTGCGCGGCGAAGAAGTCCATGCCGATTCCGCCGCCGCCTAGGCCGGCTGCAATGCCTCTCATCAGCGTCCGCCGTTGCACGGTGTCCCCTTTTCCGTCGAGGTCGAACAGTCGCGCGAGCAGCGGCGACGTGCCGAGCGCCTTGTCGCACGCGGCGGCGATCTCGGCCGACGGTTGACGTATGCCGTTCTCGATGTGCCCGAGCGTGGACTTGCCGAAGTGTGTTCGGGCCGCGATCGCGCTGAGACTCAGCCCGGTTGCCTCCCGGACTGATTTGAGCACTTCGGCGAACGTTTCGGCCATTGGCTGCGCGATCTGTAGACGGGTGTAGACGGCTAGGTACTTCAACGGTCGTGGATGCCTGGCGACGCTGTAGTCCTGCACATCAATGTATGTCCGGATCCACGGCGGAAGGTAGGGGGTAGACGATCGTGAATGTTCTTCACCATCGGCTTAGGTGGCCACTGCGCTGGCTGTGTACCTGCTGCCGCCCGTTCCCATGCGTCGGATATCTCAGGCAGGAACTCCACGCCGCTGACTTCGCGCGAACGATGGGATTGCGATGACCGACGAACGCTATCCAGACACCCCCGGCCTCCAGGGGCGCCTGCTCGACGAGATCGACGCGGCCGGGCCAATCGGGGCCGGAGTAACGAAGCTCAGCTGCTCACTGACCGCCGCCTACGGCCGTGAATTCCTGGAGATCACCGTCAGGAACATCCTCGACCGCCTCGTCCGCGAGGGGAAGCTCTGCGGCGGCGTCGCCGGCACCAACTACCGGACGCAGCGCCACGAGCGGGCTCACGCCCTACAGACGAAGGCCGACCGGGTCCGGTGGCTCCGCGACGAGATCACGAAACGGGAAGGTGAATTCCAGCGCCTGCAGGACAGCCTGCCGGAACTCCGGGAGCGCCTCGCAACGGAGCAGGCCGCCCTGGACGTGCTCGCCGCAGAGTTGTACCCGGATACGGCCGCAGATGTCCCGACGCTGACCAGCTCGGGCGTAACACACACAGAGGAGCCATAGTGGAAAACGAAACCGAAGACGGCTGGCGGAAGTCCTCCTTCAGTGGAGAGTCCGGCAACTGTGTCGAGATGAAGGCGACCGGCGGCGCGTTCGCCGTCCGCGACAGCAAGAACCCTGAGGGGCCCCTGCTCGTCTTCAGCGCCGCCGAATGGCTGGCGTTCACCCAGGGCGTGCGCGCCGGCGAGTTCGACGAGTAGCACTCCGCTACAGGATCTACGGATGGCGCCGACCCGAGGGCGGCGCCATCCGCGCGTACTCGTCTAGAGAGGTACACAAGTGGACAGGTCTACCGGAGCGTCTACCGTCCCGCTACGTGATCAAGCGCAACCCGGACGCCGCCGTCTACCGGCAACTGGCGGCCGAGCTGCGCGCGCAGATCACCGACGGCCGGCTGCCGTCGGGCACGTTGATACCCAGCGAGAACAGGCTGATGCAGACCTACGGGCTGGCGCGCGAGACCGTACGGCGCGCCCTGCGCGAGCTGCGCATCGAAGGCCTAATCCGCGTAGAGCCAGGCCGCGGCACCTGGGTGCGTGCTGACGTGCCCAGCGAGATCCAGCCACTGATGCGCGGGACCGACTTCGAGGTGCGGATGCCGACGTCGGCCGAGTGCGAGGCGCACGGGCTCGCCCAGGGCGTGCCGATCCTCGTCATACACCGCGGCGGCGAAACCGAATTAATCTCATCCCTCGGTAAAACCTTCACCGTCCGCTAGCCTCGCGGCGATCATGGACTCTCCACGATCGGGCACGGACGCCGAACGGTGCGCCAGGATCGGCCGATCCGCGTAACCCGAAAGTGGATTCTCAGGTTGAGAATGTGAAGCCTCATCCGCGAAGACCGCGCGTCCGGCCGCGCACAAAGAACCCGTGGCCAGGGTCTGTGACTCGCAGCGCAACCCTGGCCACGGGCCTAAATGCATTCTCTACCGTGAGTGTCTGCGCCACCACGTCAACCACAATGCGTAATTGTCGGATTACGAACAGCGACGCACGTACTGTCCGTTCCGGCTGAACGGCCCAGTCCTGCTCGGGACCGCGGCGGCATACGTTGGCGTTTCAGGTGCCCCGGTGGCCTGCGAGACGCCAGAGCACATGACCCCAACCCATGGAGGTCCATGTGTCCCAACCCGCCCGGAGCAGAGAGCCCAACCCCAAGTATTTCCACATCAGGATCGCCGGCGTACCGATCCTCGCCACATTGTCCGCGCTGTGTCTGGCCGCCGGGTCAGTCCTGCTCATCACACAGATCGAAGGCGAGACTCCCGCACCGCTCGCGTCGTACCTGACGACCATCGGCGCGGCCGGCGTCGTCGCGGCACTCCTGATCCGACTGCACCCCCGACAGCCCCACTCGGGCCATGAGGGTGGGGAGACGGCGCGGTCTGTCACGTCGGCGCCCGCCCGCGTGCCGGTCCCGGCAATGCGGGGCGCCGACGCGACGGATCGGCTATTCCCGCCCAGAGATCAGGCGTACTGGGACTCCACGGCGGACATCTTCGAGAGCTTGCTCGAGGAGAGGAACGACGACCCGCCGCCACGCTGAGTACACGGATTCGTACACTGTTGATCTTGTATAGGGACATGGAAACGGCCCGCTACCGTTGGCTGAAAAGCCTGGTAGCGGACCGTTTCGTGTTGCCGAGCCGCCTCCGAGAATCGAACTCGGGACCTACGCATTACGAGTGCGACGCTGTTGTCTGAACGATCATGAAAGTGCCTGAACAGGGGCTATCTGTTCATGTCTATTCAGGCTCATTCAACCGCCTTCAGTACACGGTTTTGTACACTGTTGATCTTCGTCGGGGTGCGTAGAACCGTCTTTTTCATCGCCTCCACGAGTAGCACGTCGACGTCTTGGGTGTAGCCCTGCGTCGTGCGGATGTCCCTGTGGCCCAGCAGCTCCTGGACGACGCGGACGTCAACTCCCTGTGCGAGGAGCAGAGTCGCGGCGGTGTGGCGCATGATGTGCGGCTTGACCTTCTTGACGCCGGCTTCTTCGAGAATCGACACCCATTCGTCGTAGTCGTCCCGCGGATCGACGAGGCGGCCATCGATCGTTGTGAACACGGCGTTGCCGGCTGCCCACGGCCCCGCGTGCGCCAGCTTCTCAGCCGCCTGCCGCTTCTTGGCCGCGGCGAGCTTCGGAAGGAGTTCGGGCGGGATCGGAATTGACCGCTTGCTCTTACCTTTGCATTTTCGATACATGAGACCGCCGGCCGAGGCCTGGGGGCACTCGGCGGCCCTCGCCCGGCCGCATTTCCCGCCGCAGCCGTGGACATAGATGAGGCGCCGAAGCTGGTACCAGACGTGAAGCATGCCGGCGTCCAGGTCGACCAGCACGGTGCCGTCGTCGTCTTCCCACCGCAGGCCCAGCGCCTCGCCCTGGCGCAGCCCGAGGGCGAACGCCACATCCCATCGTTCCGAGTGGCGACGCTTCGCCGTCACCTGGAGAATCGCTCGCGCGACCGGCTCGGCGAGTGCTTTCGTACTCACCGGGTCGACTGATGGTGCGTCCACGAGTTTCGCCACGTTTCGGGTCACGTGTCCGCGGCGCAGTGCGATATCGAGGGCGCGAGACAGGATGCGGTGCACCTTGAGCTGGTGTGACTGTGCCTTCCCGGCTTCGTTCATGGCGAGGTAGATCGCGTCCAGGTCTTCCGGCGCCAGGCGGTCGAGCCGCTTCGCACCGTAGTTCGGGTAGACCCAATTCTTCATCTTGGAGCCGTAGTCGTAGATGGTGCTGGGGTTGCATCGACGTGGCGCGACGGTCGCCAGGTATATCGTCATCCAGCTCTTGACGGTTGGCTTCGCGCCAGGTTTGAGAACCTGGCCGACCTTGAGCTGATCGAGCACCTCGTCGGCATCGTCCTCGGCTGCGTCCTGGGTTTCGCGGCTGATATGGCGCTGGTCCGGCCGGCCGTTCGGCTTGGTCCCGACCGTGACCCACACGTGCCAGTAACCATCTGCGCCGAGGCGGGCCGTAGGGCGTTTGCGTCGACTCGCCATACATTCCTCCTAGCGGGGTGGCCGTATCAGACGGCGGGCAACCAGAGATTTCAGCGTCTCGGTGATGAAGTCCTTCTCGCGATCATCGACGTTGGGATCGCGTAGCCGTCGCAGAAGTTCGCGCACGTGGGCCGGGATCTCGGGCTCGGATGCCACCTGCGTCTCGCCGGCCACTGTCCACCCGAGCGCCTCGTAGGCGACGGCGGGATCCTTGCCCAGGCCTACGAAAAACGCCCGGACCTTCTCCGGATTCGGGCCGTTGACCCCGAGCTTTCCGCCCTTCCACCGGTGAAACGTCGAGGTACTAACCGTTGTCAGTGTCTCGATTTCCTGGTCGGTCAGGCCTCGTTCGTGCGCTTCGATGAGGAGTTCCGCGACCATCGGCGGAAATCGGGTGCTAGCGGCAGTTTTCGCGGTGGGCACACGGTCACCATAAGTCCCATTCGTGGGCCTGCGGTGCTGCTCGCGGGACTGGTACCACGGACGGGACCGGCTCTTGCAGACCCTCCGGCGCCCTTTTCTTGGGAATGAATAGCGCTGCATAGACGGGAGCCTATTCAGATTCATTCTTTCAGTCATCGTCCGAACGGATGATGCGATCCCATGAACGGGATCTGTTACGTTCAGTCCCATGCGTGGGATTGAAACACTAACCGATCCCGCCGCTGGGACTATCGCACCTCTCGCGCTCACGCTCGCCGAGGTCGCAGAACAGCTGCGGGTCACAGAACGCTACGTCTACATGCTCGTCGAGCGCGAGGAGCTGCCGTCCTTCAAGAGCGGTAAGCGACGACTGATCCGCATGATCGACCTGATGGCCTATATCGACGGGCTCGTCGAGGAAGAACGAAATCTGCGGCGCTCGCTCACCTCGTCGACTTGACGGCTCGCCCGTCCGCTCCGCCGCCTGCGCCGCGGCCACCTGCTGGTCCGGCTCAACCGCCCCGACCGGTCGGTCCCAGGGGCGGCTCACAGAAGTCCGGGGCCGGCTGGCGTGACTTAGGGCTCCGCCAGCCGGTCCGGAGCAAAACCCCCGCGCTACCCGTGCGGGGAACCGGGGTCCCGGCCGGCCGGACCACCTCACTCCGGCTTTCGCGGGCCGGGGCCCCGGTCTACAGCAAGAAGCCTCAGCCGTGTGACCGGCTGAGGCTCCCTGAAGATCAAGACAAGGAGTGCGTTCCATGTCCCGACAGACAGTCTACCGGTATCAGCTGACAGTCCATGACGGTCGCCCGTGGCCGCCGCTGGAAGTCCGCTTCGCCACCCTGGAGCCCGCGCTCGCCGCGATGGGCCAGATCACCAGCGGCCCCGACCGTGACCTGTACGCGGTTACCGGTCCCGGCCGGGTAAAGATCACGGCGGTGAAGTGATGGCCGTCATCGAGTCCAAGCTGCCTCCGATCAAGATCACGACGCTGATGCTGATCGCCGCACGCCGGAGCGACCTGTCCTGGCCGACGAAGTTCATCTTCCACGGCGACGTCCCCAATACGGGCGGCGAGCGCGAGATGCTCAGTCTTTATTTCGTCTCCCACGCGGCCCTGCGTAAGTGGTCCGAGTTCTTCGGCCTAATCCTCAAAGGCCGCGACATGTGCACCCTCCCGGACGGCACGCGGGCGATCAGTCCTTGGATCCGGGGCTGGAACGGCTACGACGTCAACCTGACGGCCTACGAGAGCGCTGAACCCTCGATTGACGAGGAGACCCGCGTACTGATCGACGCGATCGCCGCCGAAGAGAACGAGCTGGCAGCGGACGAGCGGAGCCTACCTGAACGGATCGTCGACGAGCTGATGCCTGGCACGATGCCGGCACGCCTGGCCGCAGACGCGGCGGCGGTCCTATGAGCCCGCTGATTGGCGCGATCCCGGCCGCGCCGACCCGTGACGAGATGCGCGCCGCCCTGGACGTGTTCGTGCGTGCGTGGGCGCCATACACGGCGCCGCCGGCGGAGCCCGTCGACGAGCAAGACGATGGCTGCGATTGCGGCGGCGAGGACGACGACGGCACGCCATACTGCAACTGCGCCGGTAACTGCATCTGCCCGAGGTGCGTCCACTACTGGCACGCCCGGGCCCGCGTCTGCTCGGTAGGCGGCTGCTATCAGCGGACCCGCTACCGGGTCGTTCCGTGGTGCGTGCACCGCGACGGCACCTACCGGGCCGCGTCCGACGGCGACCCGGCCACGGGCGACAACGGATATGTGCATCTCGGTGACTCGGTCCAGCGGCAGACGCCCCGGTACGCGTGCACGACCCAGCACGCTGCCGAAATCGTCGCCACCGACCGCAGGGAACGGATCGGATTCGACGCCGACTCGCTCCTGAGCGCCCCGAACACCTACTACGACATCGACCGCTGGGACTACGAGCCCGACGACATCGACGTGCCCGGCGCGCTGCATCCGCTACTCGCCGACCTCGAAAGCGCCGCCCGGTTCACCCGCCGGGCGATCGCCGCGGCCGCCGGCATCGGGCCAGCCGGCAGCAGCCAGATCATCGGCTGCGGTATCGCCGTCACCGCGGCGATCGGTCACCTCATCGACTACGCCAACGAGCAGGACGCCGAAGCCGCGCAGACCGCCGCCGCCGCAGCCGTCGACGACCTGAAACGGCGCCGGTGATGCGCCGGGCGGCCGCGGCCGCGCTCGCCGCGCTCATGGCCGCCGCCATGGTCGCGCCCGCGCTCATGGCCGCGCCGGCACCGTCCGGTTTGCACGGCCCGGATCTACGTGGTGTCACCTACGCGCCGTCGACCGGCTCCACGCCGTCGCGGCCGGGGCGGTGACGATGTCCCTCATCGACGGCGGCTTCCTCACCACCCATGTCGACACCTCCGACATCGAGGGCCTACGCGCCCGGCGCCGCGCTGCCGGGCTCAAGCTCGCCCAGACCGCGCTCGACGACCTCGGTGACGAGCCCGCGGCCCGGGCGGCGCTACGCGAGGTCCGGGACATGCTCGACCTGGCCGAGCCGCCGGAGCCGGCCGACGCATCCGAGACCGGCGAGCAGGCACCCGAGCCCGCGCCCGCGCCGGTACGGAAGCGGTCACCGGCGCGGGCGCGGCGGCTACCTCCTGTTAACCACGGCACCGAGGGTGGGTTCTACGCCCACAAGCGCCGCGGCGAGGACCCGTGCCCGGTGTGCCGGGAGGCCGAGCGTACGGCGCGGCACGCCCGCTACCGGGTGATGCAGGCCCAGCGCGGCTGGACCGGCCGCCGGCTCCGGCCGATCCGGCACGGCACCCGTGGCGGCTACCTACAGGAACACCGGCGCGGTCTGCCGAAGTGCGACCCGTGCCGTACCGCGAACCGGATTGCCCTGCGCGAGTTCAAACGGCGCCGCCGCCACGCCCTGGCCGCGGCCGCCGCCCAGTCCATCCCGAGAGAGGCCAGCTGATGAATCTGAATCTGCGTGCCCAGTACCACTCACATGTCGCCGCCCGCCTGGACGCCAAACGCAAAGCCGACGACTACGACCAGCTCTACACCTTCTACGGCCAATGGCGCGCCCTCGCCGAGGAGCTGCAGGACGAGAACGCGCAACTCGCCGACGACAACAGCCGCACCGAACGGTGTGCCCGCGACTGGAAGACCCACGCCGAGACTCTCGCCCGCGACCTGGCCCGCGCCGAGCGGGTCATTACCCGGCAGAACCGCGTCACCGACCAGCTGCGGTTCGAACGCGACTACCTCCTGGGCGAGCGGCTCCGCGACCTACGTATCCCCGACGGTGCCGCACTCGCCGCACTCGCCGCGGCCGCCGTCGACGAGCCGTCGGCCGCGCTGCCGATCTACCGCGAGACGACCACCGCCGAGAACCGGATCGTCGGCGCCTCCGAGGAGCTACCGACCCAGGAGTGGGCGCCCGTGTGGGACGTACCCGAGCTGGCTACTGCGGAAGCGGATCCCGGCATCGTCACGCCCACCGACGACACCGCACCCGCCGTCGACCCCGGCGACCCCGTCGACGGCGTGGACATGGACGTCGACGTCGACGAGCTGCAGCTGCCGGAGGTGGCGCATGCCTGACCTCCTCGCCGTACTGGCGTTCGGATCCGCCGTCACCACCGCGGCCGTCGTCGTCTGCCTGATCGCGCTCGCCTACCTCGGCTGGATGGGACGCCTCACCGTCCAGGCACGGGGCGGAAGGTGATCCGACTTGGGGACGCGCGGCGGATCCGTGATCGCCTCGGCCCGCTGAGTTTCATGAAGCCGCGCCAGATCGGCGCCGGCATGGGGTGGATCGACTCGTTCCTGGCCGTCGGGGGCAAGGCGGCCCGGCGGGTGATCGTCTCGACCGACGAGCTGCCCGCGACACGCCCGGCCGGGACCCTGACCGTCTGGATACACGCGTCGCTGTCCCGCCCGGACCGGATGCCGGACTACGAGGACCTCAAGCACCTGCACCAAGCGGTGTTCGGCGACGGCTGGGCGTACCAGGTGTTCGCGCCGCCGGCCGAGCACGTCAACGGCCACGAGACGTGCCTGCACCTGTTCGGCCGCGCCGACGGCCTGCCGGTGCTGCCGGACTTCACCCACGGCCTGGGCGAGATCTGATGGGCCGCCGCCGCCCGAAGAAACGCCGCCCACCGCCGGACCCGGACTTCTGCGGCCACTGCCGCAAGGTCACCTACGCGACGCCGAAATGGGCGTACCGGATGGCCCTGCACTACTCAACCGAGCACGGCCACGCCAGCCGCGTCTACCGGTGCCCACGCCGTAACGGCTGGCATCTGACCACCCGTCCCATGAACGCCCCCACGAACCCGAGCAGGTGAACCGCAATGTCCACCGTCACGATCACCCCAACCGAATCGAAGATCGCCCACATGTACGGATCCGGCCGGGACATCGCCGCGATCGCCGCCCAGCTCCACATGCGACCCGACCTCATCGGCGAAATCATCAGCCGCCTCTGCGGCTACGACCGGCAGCGCGCCCGCAACGTGTGGCGCACCGGAACCGCACCCATGACCGTCTACGCCGGCGCCACCCCCCGGCCGTACCAGGCCGCCACGGCACCGCGGTCGGGGCCACCGACCGGGCTACCGGTATCGGCGCGCGAACAGCAGCTCCTCGAGTTCGCTGCCCTCGGCCTCACCAACCAGACGATCGCGACCCGGGTCGGCCTCACACCGGCAACCGTCCGGACCGTCATGAGACGCGTCTACCGGCGCCTCGGCGTCCACGACCGGGCGGCCGCCGTCGCCATATGCCTCGACCGCGGCATCATCACGCCGTCACCCACAGCCGGCGGCGCGGCATGACCGACACCCGCCGCCTCGTCCACGAACTCGCCGACATCATCCGGCCCACCGCGGCCGCCCTCCCGAACTGCGCCCTCACCTCGCTCCTCGACCTCATCGGCCAGGACCCCGACAAAGCCGTCACCATCGCCGCCCACGCCGTCCTCGCCCTCGCACTACCACCCGAGACCCCGGCACTACGCGACAACGCCGGACTCACCTGGTACCCCGTCGGCCAACCCCACGCACCCCTGTACTCACTCGGCGAACACAACGGCGCCCTCACCCGCCACGAAATCGACATCTTCCACGGCCCACTCACCGAACTCCACGCCGCCGACGACCACGTCGTCGACGAGCCGCACACCGACCACCACAAGACCGAGCGGCTTCACGCCCCACCCACCACAACCAACCTCACCGCCAGATCCACCCAGGCGTGAAGCCGCGCACGCTGCGCGAAACCCGCACGCATCCACCAATCCGGCCCCAGACCTCCAACCAGAAAGTAACGATATGTACAGCTTCGACGACCATCCGGAACACAAAAAACAACTCGACGACTGGGCACAGACGTGGATCGACAACGCCCTATCGACGACGCCCGCCGACCACACAACAGCCGTAACAGCCATCCGCGGCCTCTACGCCGCCGCAAAACTCACACCACCCGCACGCATCGCCCACGTCTCCTCACCCATGACCGCAGCCATCGCGGGAACCATCGCCGCATCCATCTGGTACCTACGAGACAACCCCGCCACCCACGCACAGCTCTTCGGCCGCACCGTCACCGAAGCCGAAATGCTCGCCGCGATCGCCCCAACATGCCACCTCGCCGTCACCAGAGGCCAAGCCGCACTCACCGGCACCACCCCACCGCCACCACCACCGGCGACCGGAGCGGCGACCGGAGCGGCGACCGACGCGGCGACCGACGCGGCGACCGACGCGGCGACCGACGTGGCGACCTACGCGGCGACCTACGCGGCGACCGACGCGGCGACCGACGCGGCGACCTACGCGGCGACCCGCGCGGCGACCTACGCGGCGACCGGGGCGGCGACCGGGGCGCTGGTTCGCTTCTACCTGGCCTGCCTGCCGAAGTGGTACCGCATGTACGCCAGCGGATCCGACTGGTCCGGCTGGTGCGCCTACCTGTCGTTCTTCCGCCACATCGCCGAGCTCAACCTACCCGTCTACGACAAATGGCAGCACTACGAGACCCTCGCCCGCCAGACCGCCGGCCGCATCGAGCACCCCAAGTTCGCGATCCTCGTCGACCGGCAGACGTCCGTCCACATGGACCCGAACAACGACCCCCACAACGCCACAGGTCCCGCACGGACCTGGGCCGACGGCTGGGCAGTCTGGTACTGGCACGGCACCCAGGTACCCGGCGACCTCATCGAAGGCCCCGGCTGGACCGTCGAACGGATCATCCGCGAACGCAACGCCGAAATCCGCCGCTGCGCGATCGAGCGCATGGGCTGGCCCGAGTTCATCGCAGCCGGCCGCTTCGCCCAGATCGGCGGCACCGCCGAAGACCCCGGCAACCCCGGCCACACCCTCACCCTCTACGACCTGCCCGAGCAGATCTTCGACGAACCCGTCCGGGTGCTGCTGTGCACCAACGGCACCCCCGAACGCGACGGCACCCGCCACCAGTTCGGGCTAACCGTCCCCGGATCGATCCCGACACCGATCGCCGCCGCCGCATGGGGCTACGGCCTCAACCCGTCCGACTACGCCCAGCTGCAGCGGCGCACCTGAGACGCGCAACACGCCGCGCATCTCCCACCCAACCGTCCGGCCACCCGGCCGGCAACGAAAGGAACACAAATGAGCAACGCAACCCTCGCCGACGTCATCGGCCGCCACGGCGTCGACGTCCTCGACCACCTTGACCGGCAGCTGGAGGTCCCCGTCCTCACCGGCCTGCAAGCCCAGGGCGACATCATCGTCGTCCCCGGCTACAAAGCCGGGATCGGCACGCACGTCGCGTCGAACCCGGTCCCGGCCGGCGGCGTCGCCGTCGTACGCGGCGAGAACGGCGGCAACACCCACACGCTCCTCGCCGACGGCGCCGTGTCGTGGGACGTCGTCGACCGCCCCGCGAACGGTCTCGACCTCGGGATCCTGACCGTCGCCGACGGCGCGACCGCGTTCCTCGCCCACCCCGAACACGGCTACGCCGGCGTCGGCACCGGCACCTACGTGATCCGCCGCCAGCGCGAGCAGGCCGACGAAATCCGCCTCGTCCAGGACTAGCCGCCACCCGCACACCACGCCGCCCCGGGCCACCACGGCCGGGGCGGCACACCCATCGCCATCTGAGAAGGAGGCCGGCGCCGTGACCCACCCGCACCACCCGTACAGCCGGTACGACCACGCCCGGGCGCCGGTATGAGCCGCCGCCGGGCATCCCACCCGAAAGTCCGGCCGCACACGTTCATCCCCGACCCGAACGTCGTCGACGCCCACGGCCGGCCGAAAAGCTGCGCCATCTGCACCCTCGGGCCGACCAACATCTGCCACCCCACACCGCCCCCAGCCCCTCCGGCCGACACCGCCGCCCTCACCGCGCGGATCCTCGGCGAATCCCGACAGGAGTGAGCACGTGCCCGACGACTACGGCGTAGCGACATTCGGCTGGATCAACATCGTCCGCCGGTCGCGCCTCGACAAGACCACCAAGCTGGTGGCGCTGATCTACGCCAGCTACGCCGACCCCGACGGCACGAACGTCCGTCCCGGCATCGCCCGCGTCGCCTACGACGGCAGCATGTCGTACAACACCGTCCAGAAACACACGGCGATCCTGCGCAACGCCGGCCTCCTCGGCGTCGTCCGCCGGGGCTCAGGGCGGCGCATCAACGGCCGCACGATCACGCCCGCAACCCGATACCAGCTGATCCTGCACCCCGACGTCATGGAACGCATCGATGTCCCGACACCCGCGGCCGCGGACCTCGCGATCGAGAAGATCCGGGCCGCGAAAAAAGGCGAATACACCACCGATAGCGCCGACCTGCACCCCACCGGACAGGGTGCGGAAGACACCGACGCGGATGATCTGCACCCCACCGCACGGGGTGCAGAAACGCCAGGAGTTGTGGACAACCTGGGGACGACGGATCCGGCCCCTGTGGACAACACCGACCTGCACCCCACCGCACGGGGTGCAGAAACCGGGCCACCAGACCGATCTGCACCCCATTTGACGGTGCCCGAAAACCGATCTGCACCCCGTTTGACGACCGATCTGCACCCCACCGGACGGGGTGCTACCTACCAGAGACCTACCACCTTAGAACCGACCAACCATCCGACGGCTGAGCTTTTGACCGAACCTCACGGTGATACGCGCGAAACACCACCGAACCGAGATCCCGATCCGCCGATGGTTCATACTCCCGAACCCGCAGAACCGACCGCCAAGATCATTCCGTTTCGCCGTCCAGATCGGAGAGCCTCATGACCGAACCACCAGGACTCGCCACGGCCACCACCGAGGCATCCGTCACGCCGCTCACCGAATGCGACCGCTGCCAAGGCCTCGCCGCCGCCGGCGAATGGTGGCTGCGATACGGCGTCGCAACCGTCTGGGGCTGGATCGAATGCGGCGACGCCGACGACGCCCAACTGTGGGCCGCGACCTACGGCGGCGATGTCGTACCCCGCTGGTACTGGCGCTCCGCACCCGTCACCCGCGCCAACGCCGCCAACGCCGTCTACACCAACGCCGCCCACCGCATCGCCGTCCTCACCGGCCGCAGCGCCGAAGCCCCCGAGATGGCCGCGAACCGCGAATTCCGCATCGGCGTCGACGTCATCCGCGCCCAGGTCCTCGGCGAAATCGAGAACACGCGCATCGGCCCCGACGCCACGTTCCGCGCGACCGCGGCCGCCGAAGCCCTCGCCGGCGTCGAAACCGAATGGGGTGTGCGCCACGACATCGGCGCCGGCTCCGGGAACTGGTCCTACACCTGGTGCGGCTCGGAAGCCGAAGCCCGCGAAGACGTCGCCAAATGGCCCGGCCGCCGCGAACTCGTCAACCGCCGCGTCTCCGCCATCGTGACCATCGTCGACAACCGCGTCGACGCCGACGAGGACGACCATGGCTGGTAGAAGAGCAGCACTCACCGCGGCCGCACTCGGCGAACGCCTGCACCTCGCCGAATGGCAGATCCACCGCGCCGAACGCGACAAGCTGATCCCGGAACGCGACCGCAGCCGCGGCTGGTCCGCCGACCTCGCTGACACCATCGCCCTCCGCGACCAGGCCGAGCTCCGGCGCGCGATCGGCAACGTCCCCGACATGGGCGCCTTCGACACCGCGAAATTCTTCACCTCACGGTTCGGATTCGACGTCAAACCCCACGCCGTCCACGAACTCGACCGCCAAGGCCGCCTCGCCGTCCACCACTACAGCCGCGACACCCCGGTCTTCGACGGCCACGCCATCGCCGCGTTCCGATCCGCGGCAGCACTCCGGACCGCGAACCACACCGGCTGGCTCCTCGGACCCGACCAGGCCGCCGCCGAACTCCACATCCGCCGCACCGACCTCGACCACCTCGACCGCACCGGCATCATCGCCGTCGCCCACTCCATCAAGGGCTACGGCGGCCACTACATCGGCCTCTACCGATAGGGCGACCTCGACCGGCTCGCCGCCCGCGAAGACGTCGGCGGAATCAGCTGGGACATCCTGCGCACACTGAAACCCGGCCAGCGCTCGCCGCTGTCCACGCTGGCCACCGTAGCCACACCAGGGAACCAATCATGATCACGCTCTTCGGGATCCGGGCCCGACGCGAACAGCACCGCCACAGCGTGTGCGTCACCCACCTCAGCGAACTCGCCGACCTCCGCACCCGGCTCGCATTCGCCGAATCGGCGATCGTCGCCGGCGAAACCGACCTCCGGCACGCCGGCGACCGGATCCTGCGCCTACGCGCCTACATCGGATCACTCCGCGACGTCATCGGCGACCCCTGCGGCACCGCGATGGCCGCCGAAAACGCACGGCTCCGCGACCGCCTCGCCGCCGCGCACATCGCGTTCGCCGGCGGCCCCGGCAAGCTCACGTGCCGGCAGCTCGAAGCCGAGAACACCGAACTCGCCGCCAGCGAGGCACGGCTACGTGACGAAATGCGTGACCTCGCCGACCAACTCGCGGCCGCCCAGGCCGACCAGGTATCAGCCCGTGCGGCCAACCAGCCATTGCCACCAAACTCAAAAACCGCTGACCGGCACAACCAATGATCAAAGTCACAGAAAAAGCCGGGCTGGAAGAATGATCATGACCGACCCGCATACCGACCCACGTACCGAACTCGCCGACCGCATCGCCGCACTCGCCGACCCCTACGAACACGCCGAAACCATCCAGCTCCGCAGCCCCATCCCCAACGGACGGCCCGCCCAGACCGTCCGCATCCACCGCGTCCGCTTCCCCAGCCTCCTCGACCAGCTCGCGCTTGCCGTCGAACCATCAACCGGCGTAGGCGTCGCCCGCGGCTACGAATCCGCGCCGGCGGCGAGGATCGAGGCGATCGACATGCTCGCCTCGATCCTCGAAGGCATCGCCTCCTGGACCAACACCTACCGAGACCCACGCCGCGCACTCCGGCGTCTCGTCGGCGACGACTCGCTCACCGACCGGTCCCGGGTCCGGCTCCTGCGCGACGTCGGCACCTGGACCACGTGGGCGCGGATTACGACCGGCTGGGACACGCCACCACGCCGCCTCCGTGTCCCGTGCCCCGTCTGTACGCAGCGAGGCACCATCCGCGTACGCCTCGACCCCCAGGAGGCCGTCTGCATCGAATGCCGAACCGTCTGGGAGTCCGCCACCGGCACCATCGGCCTTCTTGCCGAATACGTCCGCCACTACAACAACTCGGAGCAGCCATGAGCAGTAAACTCTTCGCAGTGCCCGTCTGGGCCGGCGTTGCGATCCGGATGGCGGACGGCACACTGTTCGCCGTTGAGATCGACGACGAGATCGAAGCCATCATCAAGGTGGACGTCGAGCAGATCGAAACGACCGGTCCATCTGACACATTTCGCACCTATAAGGGCGGCGATATGCATGTCAACGTCTCCGTCAGAGGCATTGGCCGAAAGGTGGCGCGGTTCGGCGCCGATATGGGCGCCAGCCGGCAGCGGAAGACGCTCGGACGCGGTCCTGCGGCCGTAGCCGCCAGGGAAGTGCTGGAGATTGAACGATGACCATCACGACGGCGATCACCTGCGACAACTGCGGCGCGACCGGACCGATCCGGGGCCTCGTAGGCTGGTTCCAGATTCGGCGCCATCCTGACGGCATAGACACCCGAATGCTCGGCGACGATCCGCGTACGGAATGGGATGTCTGCTCGACAAACTGCATCAAGGCCCTAACAATCCGATGAACAGAACCGACGTCACGACTGGATCCTTCACCATCCCGGCCAGTTCTATTTCCTTCACGGGCCCACTCGACACAATGCCCGAAGCTCACCGCGAAATCTTCACCGAACTCGACGCCATCGTCGACGAGCTGAAACGGCTGCAGCCCGAGCACGCCGATCATGCTGGTTGGTCTTCGGAGCTTACGGACGGCCGGATTCTCTGCGGATGCGGCGGCGTGCTCTACGACACAATCATCGTGCAGAACGCAATGAACGCAGCCGGAGGAGCAGGATGAGCGCGCTCGCCGCGTGTAGTCGCTGGATGGAACGGACACCGCCATTCAGTTGGCTGACGCAAATCTTCAACTGGATTGCCCGGCGTCTCTTCGAACCGTGGCTTTCACCGATCCTGCGCCCGTTTGAGCGCCGGGAGGCACGCCGACGCATCGCCTCGCTGCTCGAGCTACGCCCAGCCGTCGCATCGAGCCCATCGACGCTCGCCGCTCTCGACGCCGCGATCGCGATGTGGGCGCGTCGCCTGGCCGAGATCGAACGCCCATGACCGCCTTAGAGGATTTCATCCGAGCCCGTCTCGCCGAGGATGCGCTGATCGCAGACGCAGCGTTCGATCCGAAGCATCCGGGCGAATGGGTGTGGCGGAAGGACTCGCGTACCACCGTGGTGAATGACGGTGGCATTCCGGTCGGACCGTCGCTAGGAGGTGTCGATCGTGGTCCGCACATCGCCCGGTGGCATCCGAAGCGAGTCCGGGACGAAGTCGCAGCCAAGCGGGCCATCCTCGACGAGCACGAGCACCACCCCGACCGCTTCAATCCTGCGGCGATCGCCTGCTGGATCTGCGCCCATGACCGGGATGAGACCTACTACGAGGTCAACGGTTGGTGCAAGACTGTCCGCCTGCTCGCGCTTCCGTACGCCAGTCATTCCGACTACCGCGAAGAGTGGCGGCCAGCATGACGCAGGACATTCTCGACACGATCGATCACACGCTCGACGATGTGCTCAGCTCCGACGCGATGCGCTGGACCCCGGACCTCCACAGCCGTCCAGTGGATGGCCTGCAGGCTGTCCGCTGGATGGCTACGAATGGCGTCGTCCTGACCGGATGGCAGGCCGAGTTGATCCGGCAACGGTGGGACCGCGCTGCACGGCAGGTGAATACCGCGATGGTCAGGTTTGTCGCCGACGTGAGTCCGTTCATGGAGGCTATGGCCAAGGCCGTCAGGTTGCTATCCGGCCTCAGGACCGAGGTCGACCAGGAGAAGCGGATCCGCATCCGCCGTATGCACACCGCCTACGGTCGTAAGCAGCGGAAGAACCGGTAGCGATACACAGCCAAGATCACACAGCCGGTGGCTTGCGGAAACGTCCTATAGACGCCATGATTCAGACGGAGCCAGAAGTGTGCCTAGCGCACGTTCTGGCTTTCCGTGTATCCGGAGGCCGTCATGCCCCGTAGTCCGCACCGTAGCGGCCATGCCTACCGCACCGCCCGGGCGCAGATGTTCGCGATCTACGGCCGGGTCTGTATCCACTGCGGACACGATGGCTCGATCGAGGCCGACCACATCATGCCGGTCAGCCTGGATCCGGACCAGCCGGTCGACCCGCACGCCATGCGGCCGAGCCACGGCAGCAATGGCAGGTGCCCGACCTGTGGCCGCGCCTGCAACCGGGAGCGCAGCAACAAGATCGACTTCGTGATGTTCCGGCCTGCTCTGACCTGGTGAAACTAGGGGGGCGGTCGGCCATAATGTCGATTTTCTCTTGGTGACCTCACGCCAAGACACCTTTTTCTCCCTCCGCGATGGATCTTCACCCCCGGCCGGGAGGCGGTAACCATGTCGACCCCGGCCGAGCGGCAACGGCGCTCCCGAGCACACCGCGCCGGCAATCACCTCCTGTGCGATCCGGCGAGGTGTCCGGCCTTCGCGACCGTGACGACCACGGTGGATGCCCCACCCGTCACACCGGCGGTCACACCTGTCACACCCGCCGCCTCACCGGATCCGGTCACGCCGCCGGTCACGGCCGCGGCCGCGCCGGCGGAACCGCCGCGGTTCGGCCCGCGCGGCCGGCGCCTCTGGGCGCAGCTCAACGACGGCCGAAGGAATCCGGCGGAGGTCGTGCTCATCGAGGAGACATGCCGGATCGCCGACCGGCTCGACCTCCTGGACGCCGTCCTCGCCGGCGACCAGATCACCTGGATGGAACTCCGCGCCGGCGCCGACGACGACGCGCCGATGGTCATCGTCATCGACAACGCGCTGTCCCAGGCCCGGATGCACGCAACGACGCTGCGCGGACTCGTCACCGAGCTCCGCCAGTCCAACGCCACCGGCACAGCCGGCGCCCACGCGGATAAGGCCGGTGACCCGCTTGACGAGATCGCTCGTCGCCGCGCGGCGCGGCTCGCAACTGCCGCGGGTAGCTAACTACCCGCCGGCCGCGTACTCCGACGCCGATGAGGTCATCGACCTGTACGAGGCGGTCGTCGGCCGCGAACTCGACGAATGGCAGCAGTTCGTCCTACGCCAAGGCCTCGGCCGCATAGACCAGGACCAGTGGGCGGCCTGGAAGATCGGCTGCTGGGTTCCACGCCAGAACGGCAAGGGCGACATCATCCTCGCCCTCGAACTCGCCTGGCTGTTCCTCCCCGGCTTCCAGGTGCCGCTGGTCACGCACTCCGCGCACCTGTACCCGACGGCGCAGGAAGCGTTCCTTCGCATGAAAGACGTCCTCGACGGCTCGGACTGGCTGCGGCCGAAGATCCACGCGATCCGGGAAACCAACGGCGAGCAGGCCATCATCCTGCGATCCGGGCAGCGCCTGAAGTTCATGTCCCGCACGCGCACCGGCGGCCGCGGTTTCTCCTCACCTCGGGTCGTCCTCGACGAGGGCCAGGAACTACAGCCGCTGATGATGGCGGCCGCGATCCCGACGATGTCGGCGCAGCCGGATCCGCAGGTCTGGATCTTCGGCACACCGCCCGACGTGCCGACAGCGTGGGCGTACGACCTGAAAGAGGACGGCGAGGCCGGCGCCCCGGACGTGTGCTGGCTCGACTGGGGCCTGGACCTCAACCTCGGCGACAAGAACATCACCGAGCAGACCGCCGACCAGGACCTGTGGTATCAGGCGAACCCGGCCCTCGGTGTGCGGATCACGGAGCGGTTCGTCGCCGGCGAGCACCGCCCGTCCGGCCTCGGCGCGAAGTTCCCCGCCGAACGTCTCGGCGTCTGGCTCCCCCGCGCCGGCGGGTGTGGCGTCATCTCCGACGAGCTGTGGCGCGACCTGATCGTCGCGGCCGGCGAACGCCCGGAACGTCCGGTGTGCATGATCGACGTGTCACCGGACCGGTCGTCGGCGTCGATCGTCATGGCCGGTGTCCTGGCCGACGGCCGGGTCCTGATCTCGATGGCCGACCACCGGCCGGGTACCGGCTGGATCGTCGATCGCGCCGCGGCGCTCAACGACCGGTGGAAGCCGGTGCTGTGGATCATCGACGGCGGGAAGTCGCCGGCCATGACGTTCCGGGAAGGCCTCGCCGGCGTCGGGATCACCGAACCGGTGCCGGAGGACGAAGGCGGCGACGGCCGGCTCCACCACGGCAATCTCCTGATCCTCGACGCCGTACAGACAGCGCTCGCCTGGGGTGTGTTCGTCGACGCCGTCAACCAGCGCCAGGTCGTCCACATGGACGAAGCGCCCCTGAACGCCGCCCTCGGCGGCGCCCGTATCCGCAACCTCGGCGACGGATCCGCGTGGGCCCGGCGCGGCAACACCGACATCACCCCGATCGTCGGCGCGACCGGCGGCACCTACGCGGCCCTGCGGATCGCGCCGGGAATCACCGACCACGAAGACGCCGAACCCGGCGCCTTCTGGATCTGAGTAGAGAGGCGGACCGCGTGACGTCCCTGGCACGTATGCACCGCCTCGCCGTTGACCACCAGGTCCGCCGGGCCGGGTCGCCCGGCTCCCAGTCGGTGCGGTTCGTGTCGCTGTACGGGCCACCGGACGCCGAAACACCGCTGTATGACTTCGAGCTCCTGGCCGCGAACGCCTACGGCAGCTCCGGCTACACGTCCTCGTCCTTCGGGGTGTCCGGGACCGGCGGCAACGCGGTCGTGTTCGGGCTCATCGACCGGCGCATGTCGGTGTTCACCGAGGCGACGTTCAAATACCGGCGCCTGTCGGACAAGAGAATGTTCGGCGACACGAGCCTGCGCAAACTCGAGGTGCCGTGGCCGGACGCGACGACCGGTGACCTGCTCGCACGCATGGAGCAGGACGCTAGCCTGGCCGGTAACGCCTACGTCCGCGACTGCGGCGACCAGCTGGAGCGGCTGCGCCCGGACTGGGTCACGATCGTGTCGAAGATCATGACCGATGCGCTGGGTTCGCAGGTCCGCCGGGTGATCGGCTTCTGGTACGACCCGGTCGGCGACATGCAGCGCGAAGCCGAGTTCTATCCCGTCGACGAGGTTGCGCACTGGGCACCGTGCCCGGATCCGCTCGCCAACTTCCGCGGCATGAGTTGGCTGACCCCCGTCGTACGGGAGCTGTCGGCCGATATCCGCATGTCAGAGTATAGGGAAGCGTTCTTTCGAAACGCCGCGACGCCGAACCTCGTGATCAAGTACAGCCAGAAGATCGCGCCGGAGCGCATCGAGCGGCTCAAGACGATGCTCCGGGCCAAACATACCGGCCCGGACGGCGCGTTCGGCACGCTCGTCCTGGACGAGGGCGCCGACCTGACCGTCGTCGGCCGCGACATGGAAGGCTCCGCGTTCGACAAGCTGCAGGCCGCCGGCGAGACCCGGATCGCGGTCGCGGCCGGCGTACCGGCGATCGTCGCCGGGCTCCGCGAGGGCCTGCAGGCCTCCCAGATCGGCGAGTACGCCCAGGCGCTGCGGTCGTTCGCCGATCTGAAGATGCGCCCGAACTGGCGCAGCGCCTGCGCGGCGCTGGCGAAACTCGTCGCCGTGCCGCCGGGATCGCAGCTCTGGTACGACACGACCGACGTCTCCGCGCTGCAGCAGGGCGAGCAGGACAAGGCCGCCACCCTGGCCGCGCAGGCCGAAACGATCAACAAGCTGATCATGGCCGGTTACACGCCGGACTCGATCATCACCGCCGTCACCGCGAACGACCTGACCCTGCTCGTGCACTCCGGTCTGGTGTCGGTGCAGATGCAGAAGCTCGAGGACAAGCTGCAGCCGGCCGTCCCGGTCGTCACCGGGCCGCCACCGGCCGCGCTCGGCACGAACGGCACGATTCCGCAACTCGCGACGGTATGAGGAGTAGACATGGCATCCGTCTCCGACAAGCCGTGGTCCGATTTTTCGCAGGCCGACTACACGGCCCAGCAGTGGCACTCCGCGTGCCTGATCAATATGGAGCCTGCCGCCGGCCAGGACCCGGACGTCAAGGACCTGCACAAGGTGCCCGTCCGGGAACCCGACGGGACGCTCAACAGCAACGCGGTCCACGCCGCGGCGGGGGCGCACGGCATCGCCGCCGTCGACGGGCTCACCGCACCGCAGCGCGAGGCGGCGGCAAAGGCGCTCGTGGGCCTGTACGGCGAGATCGGCGACAAGCCGCCGGCGTCGCTGCTGGCCCTCGCCGGCACCGCCCGGGCGCGCCAGTCCGCTCCGCAGACCTACCAGCGGGTGTTCGTCCTCGACGGCATCGAGATCCTGTCCCGGGCCAAGGGCGGCGACGGGCGCACCGTCGAGGCCTACGCCGCGGTGTTCAACGCGCCAGCCGAGATCCACGACGCGCACGGCGACTACATCGAGACCGTCGACCCGGCCGCGTTCGCCCGCACGATCAACGGCGGTGCCGCACGCCGCGCCCAGGTCCTGCTCAACCACGGCTACGACCCGCAGGGCAAGACCGGCGGCCTGCAGCAGACACCACTCGGCCACCCCGTCGACATCAAGGCCGACAGCCGCGGCCTGCTGACCGTGTCCCGGTACAACGACAGCCCGCTCGCCGAGCAGGTCCTCGCCGGGATCCGCAACCAGGACTACACGGCGCAGAGTTTCGAGGGCCCGATCTACCGGTCCGACCCGCAGCGCGCCCCCGGCCGGGCCCGCCCGGGCACGACACTGCCGAAGGTACGCCGCCTCGAGCTGGGGCTGCGGAACTACGGGCCGACGATGACGCCCTACTACCCGGATGCGGCGATCACCGCCGTCCGCTCGATCGACGAGATCGCCCACGACTTCGCTGCCCTGGACGCAGAGCAGCGCGAAGAACTGATCCGCACGCTGTCCACCACTCCCGGCTGGGACCCGGAGACAGCGGCGATCCTCGCCACTCCACACCGTGGACCCGGCGCCGAGGACCCGCGCGACGAAGAAAACGCGCACTCCGCTCGGCAGAAGCTGCTCCGCATCCGCGCGGAGCTCGCATTCAACGGAGTGTCCTGAATGGCACGTAAGCAAAGCGAGGTCATCTCCGAGGAGATGGAAGTCCTCCGCGCCGAGATCACCGTGATCACGGAGAAGGGCGAGGAGGCCACCGAGGACGAGCTGACGCGCGCCGACGCGCTGCTCGGCGAATGGAAGATCAAGGACGAGGAACTCAAGCGGCACCGCGAGCGTGAGGCCGCCGTCGACGAGGTCCTCCGCGCGGCCCTCAACCCGGGTAACCGGGAGGAAGGCGTCGCACCGGTGCGACGCAGCGCCGAGTTCATGAAGAAAACCGACCCGTACGACGAGCAGACCTACGAGGAGCTGCGCCGCAGCGCCTACCAGGGGCCGGAGCGCGTCAACTTCGACGCGGACCCGGTCATCGCCCGGGCGAAGGCCGCCGTCGAGCAGATGCCGAAGGGCGCCTTCAACTCCACGGCGCAGGCCGATGCCGCCGGTGAGCGGATCACGCGGCTGCTGGAGCTCGACAATCAGCACGCGCCGCTGATCGCCCGGCACATGCTGATGTGCGGCAGCGAGGCCTACCGCCAGCAGTTCGGGCAGTACATCATGTCGGCCGGCAACAACATGGGCGACCTGGTCCGTACGGCGATGTCGCTGACCGCCGGCAACGGCGGCGTCCTCGTCCCGTTCTTCCTGGACCCGACGATCATCCTCACGAACGCCGGTATCTCCGGGCCGATCCGCTCCGTCGCGACGACGAAGACGATCGCGACGAAGGAGTGGGAGGGCGTCACCTCGGCCGGTGTCTCGGCCGAATGGACCGGTGAGGGCACGGAGGCCGCCGACGCGACCCCGACGTACGTCCAGCCGACGATCACACCGCAGAAGGCCGACGCCTGGGTGTTCGGCTCCTACGAGGTGTTCCAGGACAGCGGCTTCGCAGCCGAACTCGGCCGGCTCCTCGCGGACGCGAAGGTCCGCCTCGAGGAGGCGGCGTTCGCGACCGCGAACACCGGTGCGACGAAGCCCCGCGGTGTCGTTGCCGCGGTCGCCGCGGTCACCGCGTCGATCGTGACGTCCGCGACCACGAACGCGTTCGTCGTCGGTGACGTCTACAACACCATCGACGCCGTCAACCCGCGCCAGGAAAACAACCTGACCTGGATGGGGAACAAGAAGATCTTCTCGAAAATCCGCCAGTTCGACACCTCCGGCGGTTCGAGCTTCTGGGCGAACATCGGCGCCGGCCAACCACCGGAACTCATCGGCGCCCCGGCGTACCGGAACTCCACGATGACGGCGGTCATCTCGACCGGCGCGAACATCCTCCTCGTCGGCGACTTCGCCGAGTACTACATCGTCGACCGGATCGGCATGAGCGTGGTCTACGACCCGATCATCCGCTCCACCGGCAACAACCGGCCCACCGGCCAGTCCGGCTGGTACAGCTTCTGGCGCACCGGCGCCGACGTCGTGAACGCCGACGCGTTCCGGCTCCTGCAGCTCAACCAGGTCGCCGCCGCAACAGCGCTGGCCTGACCCCCGGCCCGGCCGCGGACAGCCGTCCGCGGCCGGGATCACCGCCCCGACGCGGGGCAGAGGAGGAAACATGCAGCCCTACAGCCCGCACCAGATCCAGTCCGGTGCGATCAACCCGCCGCCGGGCGACGCCCCGGTGTCCCTGACGAAGCTGTCGCCCGACGTCGTCGCCGCGGCCCAGGCGGCCGTTGACGCGTCGATGGACGCACCCGACCACGCCGTCCTGGACGTGCCGCGCCAGCCGACGCCGGGCCTGTCCGGCAGCTGAAACACCTACGTCGCCCGCCAGTAGCTCTGGCGGGAAGGAAGCCCCCGATCCAGGTATCGGGGGCTTCCGCCTACCTGGAGGAGTGAGCAATGCGTGACCCATCCGAAAAAGTGGTCGTCGGCTACCTGTATCCCGGCCTGGTCCAGGGCGAGTTCATGGAGTCGATGATCCATCTGCTGATGTTCGACACGGCGACGCACCAGCGGATCGTCGATGGCGGCGGCTTCATGGCCGCGAAGGCCGGCACCAACCTCGCCGGCCCCCGCAACGGCCTCGTCGAGCGGTTCCTCGAGTACGGCGCCGCCGACTGGCTGTGGATGGTCGACGCGGACATGACGTTCCGGGCCGACATCGTCGAGAAGCTCCTCGAGTACGCGGATCCGGACAAGGCGCCGATCGTCGGCGGCCTGTGCTTCGGCTTCGACGCCGACGGCGACGTCCAGCCGACCCTCTACGGCGTCGACGACGTCGACGGCAAGACGCAGGTCGTCCGGTTCCACACGTGGGAGCCGGACGCCATGTTCCAGGTCGCCGCGACCGGAGCCGCATGCCTGCTGGTCCACCGGTCCGCGTTCGAGCGGATCCGCGACTACCAGTCACCGAAGACCCCGGACCGTACCGGCTTCAACCAGGCCTACCCGTGGTTCCAGGAGACCGAGACCGACGGACGGCCGGTCAGCGAGGACATCACGTTCTGCTGGCGCGCCGGCATGTGCGAGATCCCCGTGTACGTCAACACATCCATCAATTTGGGCCACGTGAAGCAGCGCACCTTGACGCTGGAGAGCTACTTCGTGGCGAACGGACTCCTGTCCCCGACGCATGTAGGAGCACAGATATGAGCACCGCGCGGGCACGGGAGACGTTCCACCACGGCGGCGGCACGATCATCGGCGGCACCGAACTCGACGCCGCCGACCCGATCGTCGAGGCGTTCGCGCCGATGTTCGACGTGACCCTCGACGAGCCGGCCCCGGTCGTACCGGATCCGGTCACATCCGAGCCGGTCCAGCCTGAGACGCCGGAAGCCGTAGCGCCAGCACGCCGTGGGCGGCCAACCAAGGCAACTGCCGCGCAGGCTGGTGAGCCCTCATGAACGTCGATCTGGTCATCGGCGCTGCCGCAAAAACACGGGTCGTCCTCGACGGCCAGGACGTGAGCAAGGGCGTCTCGGGTCTCGACCTGCACGCGGACGTGCGCAGCATTCCCACACTGGTGTTGCACATGCCGCTGCAGCGCTCACTGTCGACATCGGGCGACGTGCAGGTAGTGGTGACCGAGGACATGCATGTCGTTCTGGTCGCGCTCGGCTGGACGCCGCCGCCCCGGAGGTCGACCGATGCCTGATCTCGCCGTCATTGTCCCATCACGGGGTCGGCCAGACGCTGCCGCCGACCTTGCCGAGACGTTCGCCGCGACATGTACCGCTGACACCGTTCTGGTGTTCGCGGTCGACGCCGACGATCCGGATCACTCCGCCTACGAGACGGTCATAAAGGCCGCTCAGGATCGCGGACAGACGGTCGGATGGCTCACGTGTGGCGACGGCACCACACGGGGCACCATGGTTATCGCGCTCAACGGCGCGGCGCAGTGGCTCGTCAAGCCGCAGAACGCCAACCCACCATTCGCGGTCGGATTCCTCGGCGACGATCACCGGCCCCGTACGGTCGGCTGGGACGCCGCGTACGTCGCCGCGCTACGCGAGCTGGGGACCGGCATCGTCTACGGCGACGACCTCCTGCAGGGCGAGCGGCTCCCGACGCAGTGCGCGATGACCGCCGACATCATCCGGACGCTCGGGTTCATGGCACCGACCGGGCTGCGTCACATGTATGTCGACAACTTCTGGCTCGACCTCGGCCGGGCCGCGAGCTGTGTCCGCTACCTACCGGACGTGGTGGTCGAGCACATGCACCCGGTCGCCGGCAAGGCCGAGTGGACCGAAGGTCACCAGCGGGTCAACGACCAGGCCGTCTACACGGCCGACGCCGCGGCCTACGACGCCTACCGGCGTAACGCGTTCACGGCCGACGTCGCACGGGTTGGCGCGCTACGCCCCACTATCGGTGAACTGCCGGACCTTGCCGAAGCCGGCCAGCAGCTCCTGGCGGACATGCGCGTGAGGATGGCGGCCGCCGACGAGGCCGAGGCCGCAGCGGCCGCGGCGATGCCGCACGAGTGGCAGCTATTCGAGGCGGGCACGGTCCCCGAATACACCCGCCCGGACTGGTACGCGGGCCGGGACCACGCCCCGCACCTGGAGCAGCAAGGCCACCGGGAACGGCTGATGGCGACCGCCTCGCTGGTCGCGAAGACTGCGTTCTCGCGGGGCTTGTCGACGCTCGTGGACCTCGGCGCCGGCGATGGCGGCTTGCTGTCGCTACTCGGCCCGGCGATAACGGCCTGGGGCTACGACCTGCAGCCGACCAACCTGCAGGTCGCGAAGCAGCGTGGTGTCGACGTCCGCTACGGCGACGTCGTCGACGGCGATATCGAGTGGGGCGAGATCGCGGTCTGCACCGAGATGCTCGAGCACCTCGTCGACCCGCACGCCTTCGTCCGCCACATCGCCCGCAACGCCCGGGTGCTGGTGTGCTCGTCGCCGTGGCAGGAACGCCCCGGCAGCGCCTACGAGTTCCACACCTTCGCCTGGGACACCGACGGCTACCGCGCCCTGGTCGAGCAGGCCGGCCTGACCGTGATCCGCCAGCAGTACTGCGGGCCGTTCCAGATAATCGCCGCGGTGCGGGCATCATGACGCGGCAGCGGCTGCGTCCGGCCTACGGCGCCGACGAGCTCGGCCGTGTGTATCCGCGGCCGCACGACAGCGGCCATCACCCGGATCACGGCCCGCGTATCGCGGTGACCGCCGTAGTAGCCCGCGTATGCACCGTGGGGGCGCGTTCGGCTGCCGATCTGTCGTGCGGCGACGGCCTGATCCTGTCGGGCCTGGATGTCACCCGGAAGGTTTTCGGTGACCTGGCACCCGGCTACGAGGTGACGGGCCCGCTGGAGAGCACCCTGCAGACGCTGGATCCGGTGGACGTGTACGTGTGCACGGAAACGCTGGAGCACCTCGACGATCCCGGCCTGGTGCTGCGCCTGATCCGGGCCCGAACGCGGCGAATGGTGCTGTCGACGCCGGTAGATGCGTGGGCCGACACGAATCCGGAGCACTACTGGGCCTGGTCACGTGCCGACGTGGAGGAGATGCTCGCCGCCGCCGGTTTCAAGGCGGCGATGTACGCCGAACTCGACATGCGCCCCGGCGGCTCGGATTATGCATTCGGGATCTGGGGATGCCTGTGAGCACGGCGCTGGTGACAGGGTCGGCCGGGTTCGTCGGCCGGCACATGGTCCGCGAACTGTCGACCCGCGGCTGGGGCGTGGTCGAATGCGACATCGTGCCCGGACCGGCGTGCGCCAGTATCGACGCACTTGAGATGTTCCGGGCAGATGCCTGGTCCTATGACCTGGTCGTGCACGCGGCTGCGCGATCGCCGCACCGTACGGCGATCGACGGCGACCCGGGTATGCACCCGTACAACGCGATGCTCGACGCGGCGATGTACGACTGGGCGATCCGGACCGGTCAGCGCCGGGTGTTGTACCTGTCGTCGTGCGCGGCCCTCGACGGCCT